CGGCGGCGAGCAGTTTCTCGCGGGCCGAGGCCAGTCTCGCGTCGGCGTCGGCGAGCGCCTTCTCGGCAGCCCGGTACGCCTCCCGGGCCTTCTGACAATCCTCCTTCGCCTTGGCGACCGCCCGCGCCGCGCTGGCGTACTCCGCCGCGTAAGGGTCGATGTGGGGCTTGGCGGGCATGGGGCGACTATTTCAGTTGTTCGGCGACGACGGCGAGGGCCGCCGTGTAGACCGCCTTCGCCTCCGGCCCGAGGGTCGGGACCGGGGCGAGGGCGCGGACGGTTTCGAGGGCGACGGCGACGCGGACCGGGATCGACTCCCCGCCCTGCTTCGCCCGGGGGTCGTGCGGACTCGGCATCACATCAAGGTCGAGGCTGTCACCCCGGCCGCCCCCACGAAGTAGTTCCCGCTCACGTAGGCGCCGGCCGCCGTCACCGGGGCCGGGCTGGTCGAGTCGATCACGGCCATCCGGTTGTTGCTGATGATGCCGGTCGTGCCCGCGACGAGCGTGATGGCTTTATTATTCCCATCCGCGGTCTCGTTCACGATCCGGTTCCCGTCGATGGTCAGGTGGGTGTGGGCGGTCGTGACGTTCTCGATGGCGCCGGTCGCCGCGTAGGCGCCCTGGAAGGTGTTGTCGCGGACGACCGAGTCGCTACCCCCCACGATCCGCACGCAGGCCGCGGTGCCCGCGTCGGTCGTGCCGTGGAAGTGGCACCCCTGCACCAGCATCCGACTCGCGTTGGCGTCGGTCAGGACGCACACCGTCGCCTGGGCGCTGGCGCTGGCGTGCTCGATCTCGCAGTTGACGAGCTGGAAGTCGGCCGCGTTCACGTCGATGCCGGCGGCGACCGCGTCCACCCCGGTCATGTCGAACACGAGGTTCTCGAACCGGATGTTGGCCGCGTCGATGTCGATGTCCGCGGTCGTGGCGGTCGTGAACGTGAAGACGGGGCGGTCGCGGCCGTACCCCATGCCGATGACGGTCACGCCGGCGACGTCGGCGTCCACCCCCGCGGCGGCGGTGATGTTCTCGGCGTGGCCCTGGAGGACGATCACAACGTCCCCGTTCGAGGCGGTGCAGAGGGCGAACGCGGCGTCGAGGGTGGTGACGGCGTTGAGCGGGCTGAGCCCGTCGCCGGTCCCCGTCGCCCCGGAGTCCACGAAGTACACGTTCCCGGTCGTCTCCGGGAAGATGTAGAACTTGTCGAGGATGGCGCGGTCGCGGTCCCCGCCGTTCGAGAAATTGGTCTTCCAGGCCATGTGGGCGAAACCTCCGGGAAGGGGAGGGGCGAACCCCTCCCCGGGTGAATCAGTCGGTGATGGCGGCGATCGGGGACGGCTGCGGGTAGCGGGCGCCGTAGAGGATGTAGTGGACGGTGGCGTAAGTCGAGTTCCCCACGTCGTCCCCCTCGTGGACGTACCGGATGCAGTCGAACCCGTTGTCCACGTCCAGGTCGTTGGCCCGCACGTCGATGACGAACAGCGCCTCCACGCTGTCGGCCGCGAGGTCGGTCCCGAAGGCACTGACGGTGTCCACCGAACTGGCCGCGGTGCCGCTGTACTTGGTGAACGTCGAGACGCCGGTCTGGGTGCCGACCTTGGCGTACACGTGGTTGATGTTCAGGGCCTTGTCGGACGTGCCGGCCACGGCCGTGGCCTGGGTCAGTTTCAGCACGAAGTCGTCGCCCGCGGTCCCGGCCGCCTTGGTCACGACGACCAGGCACCCGTCGTACCCCTTGAGGCTGACGTAGTCGCCGTTCTGGTCGCTGTTGAAGTCGGCCGGCGGGGTGCCGACGACGATGTTGATGGACTCCAGCAGTCGCGTGTTCAGGCTCATGGATTCCCCGCGTGGGCGTGTTGGGTAAAACGGGGCGGGGCCGACGGTGCCCCGCCCGGGTTCGTCAGCTCAGGACCACGAACGGGCTCTGGGTCGCGGTTCCCTTGTAAGGAGTCAGGGACGAAGCCCACCAGGGCTGACCGTCCACCCGGAAGGTGACGCGGAACGCCTGCTGGTCGCTGTCGAAGTACAGGTGCATGGAGGACTGGGCGTCCATCCCGCCCTTGCTGATCGTCACGTACTGGCTCATGTCGGCGAGGATGATGTCGCCGCTGGTGCCGAGGGTCTCGCACCACTCGATCTCGACCACCGGGGCACCCTTCAGGGTGCTGTACGGCTTGCCGGACAGCCCGCCCGGGGGCAGGTAGGACGACACGCCGGCCGCCCCGATGCCGAGGGACATCTTCCCGAGGTCCGGGCTCACGTCCTGGTTGATGAACCAGACGGCCCCGGAGTTCTCGCCGGACCCCATCCCGCGGAACAGCCGCGCCCACATGGCCTCGATGTCGTTGTGGACGACGTGGCCGGCGGTGTCGCGGGTCACGGATACCTTGCACGGGGCGTTCAGGATGCCGAGCGGCTGGCCCGCGCCGGTCCCGCGGACGATCGCGTCGCCGACGAGGAAACCGATTTCGTTCGGGAACGCCCGTCCGAGGTACTGGTTCAGGGCCAACCCCGAGTCCTGCATCAACTCCTCGGTCACGGCCGCGATGGTGGCGAGTTTGTGGAGCGTCAGGGACAGCCGGCCGAACGTCGGGGCCGACCGGGTGATGGTGGCACCTTCTTGCAGCCAGTAGCCCCGCACCCCGCCCCACCGGGAGCCGGTCGCCCGGCTCGACTCGTTGTTCCGCGGGAACACCATGTTGTTCCCGGAGACCGTGTAGGAATCGGTCCGCTTGAGCAGGTCGTTTTCCTTGTAGACCCGCTCGAACAGTTTGTCGGAGAACTGCGGCGGCACGAGGAACCCGCCGTCACTGCCGATCAACTCCCCCATCCCGGTCGCCGCCTTCTTGACGACCTCGTGGCTGAACGCCTTCTGGATGACGGGGCTGACGGACCCGTTGATGCGGGACTCCATCACCTCCTTGGCGAACGCGCCGAAGTGGCGGAACCCCCACCGGCCGGCGGCGTCGTGGTCGATGGGCTCGGCCGGCACCGCCGGCCCGTGGGCGGGCATCCCCTTCTGCTGGGGCTTGAGCAGTTCGTCGAGCTTCGACTCGACGCGGTCGAGGCGGTCGCCGCGGGCGCGTTCGGCCGCGAGGTCGTCCTGAACCTTCTTCAGATGGGACATGGGCGAAGAGTCCTCGTGTCGGGGTTGGTGGTTCAGATCCGGCCGTTGGCCTTGGCCGCGTCGAGCGTGACGGCGACCTTGCGGGTCACCCGGGGCTCCCGGCGGTCGTTCCGCCGCCGGAGGGCGTCCAGTTCGTCCTGGAGGGCCTTCAGTTCGGGGTCGGTTGGCCGCACCGGGGCCGGCACGTCGGCGAGGTCCGCGAACCGGAACCGGCGGGGGGCGTACCCGGATTTCGTGACGAGCACGCCGTCGGCGGCCTTGGTCAAGGGCTTGATGAGCCGGCGGAAGGCTTTTTCCGCCTTGGCCTCGTCGTCGGGCTCATCCGGGGCGGGCTCGTCGCCCCCCTCGTCGGGTTCGGCCGGTTCTTCGGGTTCGTCGCCCCCATCCCCCCCGACATCCCCCAGGACCATCTCGCCGACGGCGGACGCCTCCTCGGCGCACGACTCCAGGTCGTCGGCGAGCTTGAGGAGCTTGGTCTTGCCCCGCAAATGCTCACTCCGCCTGACCGCGTCGCGGATGGCGGACGCCAGGTCGGAGCACCCCTGGGCGGCGTCCATCGCGGCCTTGGCGGTGGGCGGGGTGTCCGAGCCGTCATCGGCGTCAACGGGGGCGTCCATCGGCGCATCGGTCGGCGGTGCCGCCGTCAGGTCGTCTTCGGGGTTCATTGCCTTCCTCGTGGGCGACACGGGCACGGCCCGCGGCAGGGTCAGCAGGGGGGCGAACGCCTTGCGGATGAGTGGGTGGAGGGCGCTGCCGGCGTGGGTGCCGTCGCGGGCCACCTTCATCGCTTTTTCAAGGGCCGGGTCGTCGCGGATCAGTGTTCTCGCATTCGGGTTGATGGGCCTGACCGTGTGCGCCCAGCCGAGCCCCCGCCACCGCAAAAACTCCATCGCGTCCCGGTCCTCGATCGGGGACCGGTGGCCGAACGACTTGTAGGCGACGCCCAACGGGCCGGCGGGGACGAACTCCAGGCTGACCCCCGTCATGATCTCGTCGGCGACGAGCCGGTAGGTCTGCTCGGCGAGGCGGGAGCCGCGGGTGAACTGGGTCGTGCCGACCGGCACCCGCCAGGACTCCCCGTCGATGTCGAGGGACTTGAGCGTCACCCGCCCCGTGCCGATGCGGTCGGTGTGTTCGAGGTTGACGTAGGGGCGTTCGTCCCACACCCCGCCGTCCGGCTGCACCCAGTCGCCCGCGTAATCGACCTCGGGGTAGGTCAGTACCGCCGTCGCGGTCAGCGCACGCTCGTCGCAGTCCGCCTTTTTGATGACGCGGAACGAGCGGTAGACAACGGGCTGGGTGAGGGTGCCACTCATCTCCCGCCATCATGGGCGGCGGGCGGGGAGCCTGCCCGGCCCCTACCTCCCCCCCACCAGCCCCCGCACCTGCTCGTCGGTCATCTTCTCCGACCTGCCGTCGGCGAACCGGGTCCACACGGTGCCCGGGGCCGCGACACTCCCGTCCGGCATCGTGGCCGGGAGGGTGTTGCGGACGAAACCCAGTTTGCCCGCGGCCACCTTGAGTTGTTCCGCCTCCACCTCCGCAGTCGGCCGGGGCCGCCCCTGCCCACTCGGCCCCACATAAACCCGCTGGCCCCGCTCGCCCCGCGTCTCGGTGCCGGTCGTGACGGTGCGGTGGCCGCGGAGTGCGTGGTCCGCGTGCCACGCGTGTTCGGCGGCGGCGGCGGCGGCACTGGGGAACGTCGCCAGTTCGACCGGCGGTTGCCCGTCGCCCCGGTCGTGGTAGACGGAGTGGGTGGGGGCACCAGCGGGCTTCTCGGCCGGCTTACCCGCCCCCGCCTCCTCGCCCGCGTTCTTCCGGGCCTCCGTCCGCTTCGCGTTCAGTTCGCCCCGCCGCTGGCGGACGACCTTGGACCGCTCCGCATGACCCATCCCCTCACCCGGCTTGCCCGGCCCGTCACTCGCCACCTTCTCGGCGGCCTTCGCGTCGGAGCGTTCGGCGGGCGGGGCGGCGGGGGGCGGGGCGGGGGGCTGCGAGTCGGCCGCGGGCTTCAGGTCGGGGTAGTCGGCGAGGACTTCGGGGGGCACGGGCTTGTCCGCATCCCTCCAGTTCGCCGGCAGGTGCTCGCGGGTCGGCCGCTCCGGCACCTCCCCGGGCGTGGCATCAATCCCCGCCGCCGCCCGCATGGTGCCGTCGTCACCGTGCTCGCCCAACCGCGCCTCGAACCCCGCCTTCCGGGCGTGGGCGACCATCGCCGACACCATGTGTTCCTTCCGCACGTTCCCCTTCACGCCCCACTTGGCACCCAGCAAGAGCCTCGCCCGCCGCAGGTGCTCGACCGTGAGGGCCGGCAGGTGGTCGGCCAGCTCGTACAAGTCATCCGCGGTGACCTCGGGGCCGCCGCCGTGCAACCGGGTGAGGATGTCGCGGGCGGCCGCAGCACTGGCCTGCTTGGCCTCGCGGCGGCCACGGGCGGCGTCCCGTGCCTCGCCGTGCTTCGTCCGCCCCAGATCCGTCTTCCCTTCCAACGCCGCATCCAACTTCTTCCGCTGCTCGGGGTCGGTCACCCGCTTCCGCAATTCCTCCGCCTTCTTGGGGTCACTCTTCGCCGCGTGGATGGCCTCGACGGACACGAACCGGCCGTGATCGTCCCGCGGGTGCTGCTCCGATCGCCACGCCTTGAGGATGACCGCCCGGCACACCAGCGGGGCGAACGCTTTTTCGCTGACGCCCTGCCCGCCCAGCGCCCCGGCGAGGCCCTCCGGGCTGTCCGCGAGTTCGGCGAGCGCCCGCAGCCCCGGCCCCGCGTCGATGCCCGCCTCGGCGCACTCGGCCGCGTGGTCGAGCATGGCGAGGCCGACGGCGTGGTGCGGGTGGGTGTCCCCGGCATCGTCGTCGTCCGCGGGCAGGGCCTTGGTGAAAGGGACGCCACCGGCGAGCAGTCGTTCCCCCAGCGCCGCCATCAGCTCCCGCCGGGCGTGCCGCGCCCCCGCCTCGTGGGCCGCCCGGATGGCCGCCTCCAGCTCCGCCCGGGTGTGGGTCAGTAGATCATCCACGGGGGGACTCCCACCATTCGAGCAGCAGTGTGAAGAGGGTGCCCAGCCCGAACGCCACAAGGAACAGGCCGACCACGAACAGGGCGGCGGACGCGATCACCCCCGCACCCACCTGACCGCCGCCCGGAACTCGACCCGGACCACCTCGTCGCCCGGCGGAACGTCCCGGATGGACGACGAGAGGCACTTCCCGGAGGCGTAGTGGACCCACACCACGCACCCGTCCCGGGACCGCTCGACCTTCACCACGGAATCCCCGACCGCGGGAATGTCCGACGAACCCCACGAAATCGACATGGTCACTCCTCGGAAGAGACGTACAGCGGCGTGTCCTCGGAATCGTCCTCGTCGCCGGAATCCCCGATGCGGGGGTTGCCGCCCAGGATGCCGGTGAACCCCCCAAGTCCCACGACATCGACCGCCGTGAGCGTGATGCGGGTCGGGCAAGGGCTCGGCCCCACGATCAACGCCTCCACCGCCGCGTCGTGGGCGGCGAGTGCGTCCCGGGCGAACTGGGCGGGCCACGGGTGGTCGAACTTACCCGTCACCACCGGCCCATCGTGCCACGCGGCCAGTTCGTTCAGGGCGGCCCGGAGGCGGGCAATCTCCGCGTCCCGGTCGGCCGTGACCTGCCGGACGAACTCCGACACGTCCTCAACCAGCCATTCCGGGGCGACCCCGCGGAAGCCGTTCGACAAGCACACTCGCAACCGCTCTTGCTCGCTCATCGGCTACCCTCCAATTCCCCCGCCGTGGCCCAGGGCGTGAGTGCAGCCCGCAACCGGCGGACCTCGGCGAGCAGGGCGGGGACCGCCCGCGGTGCGGGCCAGGGCGATGAACGCGGCGTCGGCGAACTGCTGCGGGCTTGCCTCCCGGGCGTTCCACTCCGCCGGGCAGCACGCGACGTTCCCGTCCTGCTCGTAGTCGGTGCGGTACACGTGGTACGCCGCCGGGCCGCCTCCGGTGTACCACGGCCCCGCCGTCGCCGCCGCACACGCCGACTCGATCGCGGCCAGTTCGGACTCGCTCATCGGCTCAGCCCTCCCACCCCGGCAGTGATTCGAGGATGGACGCGAGGACGTTGCCGGCCGCCTTCGCCACGACGCCCGGTTTGCCGGGCAGCGAGCCCTTGCCGTCGGGGTTGGCGGGTTGGGGTGGGCCGGACTCGCCCGCCATCCCGCCGAACTTCCCCGGTGGCTTGCCCGGCTCGGTCACCGCCCCCATCTGGGCCGGGTCGGGCCGTGGCATGTGCTTCTGTTGCAAGACCGCCAGGTAAATCGTCTCCGGCACGTCGCCGCCCTCGACCGGCTTCATGCCCCGGAGCTGGCGGGCCTCGTTGACTGTGATGCGGTTGGTGTCCGGCCCCAACCGCCGGTCGAGCAACTCGGGGTCATCGATCGCCGGCAAATCGATCTGGACCCGGTCGTCCTTGCGGCCCCACGGCCGGCACAGGACCCGCGTGAGCCAGTCGGACAGCCGCTTGGCGAGGGGCCGCAGGGTGAGCGTCTGGTAGGCTTTCAGTTCCGCGAAGAACTTGGCGTAGGAGCCCGCTTCGGCCAAGCAAGCTATGGATTTCGGCACCCCGTACATCGCCAGGCAGAAGCCCACCATCTGCTCCCACCCCTCCTTGTTCTCCAGGTCGCGCTGCGTGACCGCCCAGGCTTTAAAATCAATCCCACCCCCCTCCGGCGGACCGCCCACGACGAAGATGCCCCCCTGCCGGTGCTCCCCGGCGAACTGCTCCTCGATGGACGACCGGATGGCCTGCACCTGATCCTTGTCGGCCCCGGGCACGTTGAGAACACCGTCCGGCCGCACGCTCCGGTTGGCCCCCGACCACCGGCTCTTGTCGATCTTGTCGAGGACATCGAGTTGCACGTCCGCCGCGGTCGTCGGCGCGTACCCGTCGTAATCCAGGAAGGGGTGGTGGTTAAAGAGCCTGTGGATGTCCCGGCCGTCGATCAGCACGTTGGTCGGCAGGTGCGGCCCGTAGTAGGCCCCGCCGAGGTACGGGTTGAGGCGGTAGAGGCCGGCGGGGTACTGGTGCGGGTCGCTGGTCTGGACGTGGAGTTGGGCGCTCTTGAGCGGCCACAGTTCGGCCGGCGCCCCGAGGGGGTTCGGGTTGCCCCACAGGTGGAGGCCGCCGGTCAGGTCGTACTGGAGCAGGAGCTTGGCGAGGACTTCATTAATCGTGTCCCGCTTGTTCGGCTCGTGGATGAGGTCCGCGACCGGGTTGCCCTCGCCGGGACGGGCGGGCGCGAACTCCTCGTCAAGGGACTGGGCGTGGGCCGTCGGGAGGGCCTTGTTGAGGGTGCTTTTTTTCGGGCGTTTCCGCCGCTCCACGACCTGCACGGTGGAACTGGCGATCGCGTCCATCCGGGCGCGGATCGCCAAGTAGACGACGCCCTTGTAGTGCCGGACCTGATTGGCGCGGTCGGCCGTCCACGGCCCCGGCGGGTCGGCCCGGCGGTAGCGGGCATACGCGGTCGCAGTCGGGTCGGGCTTGCGCCGGCGGCCCCGCTGCCCGTCGCTCTCGTCCCCGTACTCTGGCATGACACCCAGAGTGGCAGGACGGCGGGGAGCCTGCCGGGGGGACTAGGCGGGCGGCATGGAGTCTCGCCGCCCGCTCCTCGGATGTCACGCTCACTTCCCCCCCGTGTACCCGGCCATGGCGAACGAGACGCCGGGCGCATTCAGCTTTGCGAAGGCACCGGCAGATGAATCCACCTGATCCTTCCACTGCCCCTTCGGGAACCCCTCCAGTTCCGTCAGGTAGGCCGCGACCCACGGGCCGGCGACGAGGTGGACAAGCCCGCCCCGGGCGGCATCCGCAAGCGGCTCGGCTCTGATTTCCTTGCTGCCGCTGACTTCATCCGCCGCGACCCGGTGCCCCGCCAGTTTCGCCATGATGCCCCGGCGAGCCTCCTTGCCGGTGTCAAATACCGGCGACTCGAAATAGGTCTTCTCGAAGCCCGGGATGGTCTTGTCGGATTCCGCGGTCCGCAGCATCACGTCGTTGCGCTCGGCCGGGCTCCACCGCCCCCGTATCACATCCTCCACATAGTAGCGTGTCTCTTCCTTCTCCCCAACCTTGGCCATCAGGACGCCGGCCGTGTAGCAGGCACTATCTTTTCTGCTCTGCGCGAGATCCCAGTACCGCACCCGCTTGGGCAGCTTCAGGGGCGGCCCACCGGGCACCTTCTCCACGACCTTGAACCACGCCCGCTCGAAGAACGTGCCGCCGCGGGGGATGGGGTTCTGCTGGTAGAGCGATTCGAAGCCGATGCCCAGCGCCCGCCGCTTGGTCTGGAGACTCTCGATCGTGAACCGGGCGGGGCACAGCGCCTCGCCCACCGCCCGCCCCAGCGGGTCGCCCTCTTCGGCAATCGCCTTGAGGACGACGTATTCCCACTCGGCCGACTCCTCACTGTCCTGGATGCGTCCGATGAGGTCGCCCGGCCCCCACCGGGTGTGAATGACAATCACCGCCCCCGTGTCCTGCTGGATGCGGGGGGTCACGTCGTCCATGTACCACTCGTAGACCCGCTCCTGGACGACGGGGCTATCCGCCTCCTGCCGGTTCTTGAACGGGTCGTCTATGACGAGCAGGTTGAGCGGCTCGCCCGCGATGCCGGCCCCGGCCCCGCGGGCGATGAACGTGCTGCCGTTGGCCAGCGTCCACTCGTCCACCCGGTCGGGTTCGCCGAACTCCAGCCCCAGGCGCCGGGCGAGCTTCCGCGTCTTGCGGCTCTGTTTGTTGGTGAACGTCTGGTTGTAGCTGGCGACCCCGACCCGGATGCCCGGCTCCCGCAGCATCCGCCACAGCGGGTAGCGGACCGTCACCGACTCGGTCTTCGAGTGCTGGGGCGGCCACGAGATTGCCAGTTTGCGGCACGTCCCGAGGGTGACATCTGCGAGTTTATCCCGCACGAAATCGAGGTGGTTCCAGCCCCATGTGTATTCCGGGCTGGCGACCCCCAGCCACTCGGAATACGGGGCGATGTCGTCACTTGACCCGCTGCTTGGTCGGAGGCGACTTCGGCTCCCCAGGACCGTCGGGAGTGGGTTGAAGGTGCTTGAGGGCATCCGGTGTCAGGTACGGGGCGAGCCGGTCCACCACCGCCAGCGCCTGCATGAAGTCCTTCGGCTGGCAGCCGGGCTCGGCGAGTTTCTGGGCCGCCTTGGTGGCCGCGGCGACCAAAATCCCCGCCCACAACCGGGCGAGTTCCGGCCCCTGCCGCTCCAGTTGGGCGATGTCCCACGCGGCCGCCCGGTCGCCCCACTTGTGCCGGGCGCTGTCGTCGCCCCAGTGGCCGGGCACCTGTGGCTTTTTGTTGCCTTTCGTGGCGTCCGGGACCGCGTTGCGGAACGTCTTCAGGTACGTCCGGTAGGCGAGTTGCAGCGAACGCCCCGGCCCGAGGTTCCTGTACAACAAGAACCGGGCGTAAGCCTCGTCGGACTCGTCGGGCCGCTGCGCCCACGGCGGTGCACACTCCACGCCCCCCACCCTACCCGCCGCCCGGGGAGCCTGCCGGGTCAGCGGAGGGTTACGAGGATCGTTGTCCCGCCCAACGCCTCGCAGTGCGAGCCAACCGGCAGGTAGACGATATTCCCCGGTTTGACACACGCCTTCATCGCCCGCCACAGGGCATCGTGGATGGCCATGTCCTCGTAGATGGCGGCGATTCTCTTAGCCGCCCTCTCGGCCTCGTCCGGCTCGTCGGGGTTCATGTGAACGATTTCGGGCACGGTATATCCTCCTGTGTTTGCTGGGCGGACCACGCGGCCTTGAGCGGGGCCACGGCCGCCGCCCCGCCGGCCACGAAGGCGTCGAGTTCGACCACCCGGAGGTAGATGGGCGGCTGCTTGGCGGCACGTGCCCCGGATGTCGTGAACACCCCGCGGGTGAACACCCCGGCCTTCACGAACCGGCGGAGCTTCTCGTAGTGGATTCGGTACTTCCTGGCGGCACCACCGATGGTCAGCCACCCCGCGTCGGGGTCGGCGCGTGCGGAGAACCCGAGTAGCACCCGCATCGCGGTTTCCAACTCCCCCACCCGCCTCCGGGCCTGGTCCCGCTCGGCCTCGACCTGTCGCATCGGGTGGGCGGGACAGGTGAGGACGTGCTCACCCAACACCTCGCCGGACTCGCCCTCCGGGACGAGGTCGCACCAGTCGCAGAACGGACACCCCGCGAGAACCTGCCGCGTGCCCGGGTCCATTAGCCCACCCCCTTCTTCTTGGCATACTCCGCGTACACCACCAGCAGGTATCGCCAGTCGGCGATGCGGACCATGCGGTTGCCAATTCGGGCGGAACCCGTGGAGGGTACGGCGCTGCCCAGGTCCCGGCCCGTCCGCGTGTCAACTACCAGCCACCACGGGGGTGACTTGCCGCTCGGCTCGTGGACCCACACCAGCGTGAGCCCCAAGTCCGCCGCGACCTGTTCGACGGGGTCGCCGTAGTCGGTCACGGGTTGGCCTCCAGTGCCTGCCTCACCCGCCGGGCGAGCCACTCGGCGACTTGGGGGACGACGGCGTTCCCGAGTCCTCGCAATCGGTCCACCCGAGAGGGAACCCCATCAACCACTCGACCCACTCGGGGTTCAGTTGCCCACCAACCGCCGCCGCCTCGGAGAGTTGCCCCCGCCTCTGGCCCGGCTTGGAAGAGCCTTTCCAGTCGGTGGCCGACGGAGTCGGCCACCTGCCCCGCTTCGCCATGCCCGCAAGCGTCTCCTTGAAGCCCATGGCTAGGGCCTTCTCGCTTTGCCACCGCCCAACCGCCTCCGCGGCGCACGGCGTGGGCAACAACGAAGACACGGTCCCGGCGGTGAGGGGCGCCAACGGCACTAGCGGGAATGCAATCCCACTCCGCGTCGTACCCGCACGCGGCCAAGTCTCCGAGAACGCGGCCCAGGTCTCGATGAAGCAACGCTGCCACATTCTCCACGACGACGATTCGGGGTCGTACCACGCGAACGACCCGGGCCATCTCGGACCACAGCCCGGACCGCTCTCCGCCGATCCCGGCCCCCCGCCCGGCGACGCTGATGTCCTGGCACGGGAACCCCCCGCAGACGACATCGACCCGCCACTCTTCCGGGTCGCCTTGCGGGAACGTCCTGACATCGTCCCATCTCCTCACGTGCGGCCAGTGCTTCGCCAGTACCCGCTGGCAGAACGGGTCAATCTCCACCTGCCACGCGCACCGGAACCCGGCCCGTTCGAACCCGAGGTCAAAGCCCCCGATCCCCGCGAACAGACTCCCGAACGTCGGCGTCATGCGGTCGCTCATCCCACCCTCCCGGCCAGCCGCTCCGGCATGTGCCCGCGGGTCAGTTCCGGCAGGTCCGGCAGTAGCGGCCCGTTGAACGGGACCGGCAGCCGCAGGCTCGCCCAGTACCGATACCACCCCACGCGCTCCTCCAGCCACGGCGGGCGGGGCGGGCGGGCGGGCGGGGGCCGCTCCCCCCGGAACGTCAGCGGCTTACCCCGGTGCCGGCCCCGGCCCCCCGCGTCCCGCGGCAGGACAGTTTCATCGGGCACGAACACGAAGCCCTTGGTGCGGGTCACGGATTGGCCTCCCCGAGTGGCGGCAGCCCCGGCCGGGTCGCGGTGCCGGTGCCCTTGCAACGACGGCATTGGGTGGTGAACTGTGCGTTGGGGGCTTGCACCCGGCCCTCGCTACAGCGGTCGCCGTGGTGCGGGCCGACTGCCGTGCAAACCGCCTCGTGCGTCCACCCCGCCGCGAGACCGCGGCCGAGCTGCACGAGGTAGGGCGACAACTGGTCTTCGGTCAGGTGTGCGTGGGTGCCACGGCCCCAGCACGCCGCGTCCGTGCATTTCGGCAGTCCCATATCCTCCCACAGCGGACGGATGATGTCGTTCAGGTGGTCGTTGCTGGTGCGGAAGACGATGCCGTCGCGGACGACCCCGGGACACACCACGCTCGTCACCGGCTGCCGCCCGAACACCGCCCCCAGCACGCCGGGGGTGCGGCCGGTGCCGACCCCGTCTGCGTCTCCGCACCGCGGGCATTCGCTATAACTGCCGCTGGTCTGAAAGTGGCCCTGACCACGGCAGAACTCGCACGGCCCGCCCAGCAGTACACCCAAGGTCGCCCGGATGCTGGAGACGAAGCCACGGGAGACGGTGAGCGTGATGCCCGGTCCGTCCGGTATCGCTCCGTCGAGTGGGGTCGGCTCGAAGCACACGGCGTAGTTGTGGCCGGGCATCCAGATGTGGCGGGCGTAGAACCGTCCCGCCCTCCGTCGGGCCGTACAGTATTCGCACTCGCCGCACCGCAGCGGGACCGGCCGACCCGACCGCACGTCGGCCAGCCGGACGGGACAATCGGTGTGCCGGGCGAGGATCAGGCACGAGTCGCGGATGAACTCGGCCCGCGCCGGGTCCGCCTCCTCGATCTCGTCGGCATACGCGAGCCGCGGCGTGTCCTCGGCGGGTGTGCGGAGGATGGCCCCCAGGAGCCCGCGCTCGTCGGTCGTGGTCATGCCCCGTCCCCCACAGTCGGCCCCCGCAGAGTCGCGGCCAGCTCGCGGCACTGGGTGGCCAGCGCCTCGTACCGCACCGCCGCGGGGATGTTCCACGCCGCCAGATGCACCGCGGCCATCGCGTCGTACCAGAGTGCGTGGGCTTCGAGGCGGGCGGGCTCGTCGGGCGTCATCCGCGATACCCCGTCCTGAGTCGGTACAGCCGCGAATTCAGTGAGTGGGCGGTCCGGCCCATCACTTCGGCCAGGGCGGGGACGACCACCCGCATCTCGGCGGCCGTCTTACCGGCCGCGGCGGCGAGTAGCCTCGCGTCATCGCCCGGCGTCCAGGGGCGTTGGGCCACATTCGGGGGCGGCCGTTCGCCGAACCCCGGCGGCAGGCCGTAGACGCCCACACACACCGGGCAGTACGCCTCCAACTCCGGGGTCCGCCCGAACCTCGCCACCGCCCACCCGGCGACCGAATCCCGCTGCCGGCGGTCACACCCCCAGCAGACCAACCCCGCCTTGCGGGTCCGTTTCCCGCCCCCCGCGCGGACCGCCCGGCGGACGACGGCCGCCGACGCCGCCGGGATGCCGAGTTTCTTCCTCGCCCGAAAGACCTCCTGATGGGTGCTGCCGAGGAGTTCGGCCACCCGCCGGTCCGTCCGCGCCCCGCACCGGCACGCGCCGGCCACCGCGGTGAGGAAGTCCCCCGGCCGGCGCCGGCCGGGCCGCGCCCGCGTCGCCCCCAACTTGCTCAGGCGGACGCTCACGGCCCCGTAGGTCCGGCCCAACTCGCGGGCGATCGATGCGATCGTGTGCCGGGCGGCCCGCAGGGCGACCGCCCGCTGCTCCTCGGCCCGCGTCCACGGGCGGTCACACTTGGCCACGGGCACCTCCCCGCAGTCTCCACCGACGCCCGGCCGACACCCGCGCCGCCCGGGACGGCACGACGAGGCCCCGGCGGACGAGCTTGCGGAGGGCGCTCCACACCGCGTGGCGGCCCAGCCCCGTCATGGCCACGAGTTCGCCCGCGGCGCACGCCCCGTAGGCGGACAGGGCGTCGAGGACGAGGGCGGCGGGCGGGGCGCTGCCCGACCCGTGCTCCGCCCCGCAGACGACGCACCTGGTTGTCATCGGGGCACCGCCTTCCGGGCCGCCCGCCCGGCCGCCTTCCGCCGCTCGGCCTTGTCCAACCGCTTCCACGCGGCCGTCACCGGGTTCTTCCGGGCGAGGCACGCCTTGCAGTAGGCGTGCGGCGGTTTCGCCTTCCGGGCGCACCCGGTTTGACAACACAACCCCATCGCCTTCCTCGCCGCGTACCACGACTTGCGGGCGTCGCTGCACGCCCGGCACCACGTCGGGCACGCCGTCGGCCGGCGGCACCGGTGGCAGGGGTGGGCCTTACTCTTCATCGCCGCCCTCCGTGAACAGCGCCGGGGTCACGCCGCCCATCCGGCGGGCAATCAGCGGCAGGTAATCCGGGTTCAGTTCGGAGCCGGCGAACGACCGCCCCAGGTCCACGGCCACCGCCCCGACGGTGCCCGAACCCGTGAACGGGTCCATCACGACCGCGGGAATCGTCTCCGCCTCCCCGCACCCGCACCCCGGCTCCCACCCCGTCGTCCGGGTGAGCGTGCAGTGCCGCTTCGGGTCGCGGTTGCACAGGTCGTTCGGCCGGTTCCACCCCTTCGTCTCGGCCGTCCGGGTGTCCCCGCCGAGTTTCGCAGTCACCTTCGTAGCCAACCCCGGGCGGGTCGGGCGGCGGTCGCGTTCGACCTTCCTCCGCCACGGCGCCCGGCACTTCGGGCAGCACCCCTTGGCCGGCGTTCCCGCCTCGACGCACGGCCGCACCAGCGCCTTCGGCATCACCGCGAAGTGGGCGCCCTTGTAGGGCTTCAGCGAGATATCCCATACCGACCGCTTGTTCTTGGTCGGTTCCATCAGGAATTCGCGGTAGTAACCCCCGAGTGCCCGTTTCGCTTCGGCCGCGAGTTCCCTGACCCGTTCCGTGTTACACCCGGTCCCGTTCTGCGTGGTCGTCGCCTTCCCAACGTCGGTCACCCCGGCCGACCGGATGGCGTCGATGTGTTCGGCCGTTAGGCCGGCGCCCTCGGCGAGTTCAACGGCCCGCTGTTGCTGGGGACGGTCGTCGGTCCCCGTCGCCGGCTCCGCGATGGCCATTGCGTCGTAGAAGTACCGCTGTGATTTCGCTAGCAGGAACAGGTACTCATGCGACTTTGTGGGGCGGTCCGTCACGCTCTCCGGCATGGGGTTGGGTTTCGACCAGATGATGTCACTCCGCAGATACCACCCGTCAGACTGGAGGGCGAACGCGACCCGCCACGGGATGCCGAGGAGGTCCTTGGGCTTGACACCGGCAGCGCCAAGGTCGAACCGACGTGGCTCGAACGTGACGATGCTCTTGCCGATGACAGTGCCGGTGTTCCTTTTCGCGTTCAAGGTGCTGTTTTCCTTGCCGCCACTGCCCTTGCTGGTGGCCGCGTAACTGTCCCCCAAGTTCAACCACAGAGTGCCCGTCTCGTGCAGCACCCGCCGCACCTCCCGGAACACCCCGACCAACCGCTCGACGTAGGCCGCGGGCGTGTCCTCCAGCCCAATCTGACCGGCGGCGCCGTAATCGCGGAGCCCGTAGTAGGGTGGCGAGGTCACGCACGTCTGAACGACGCCGTCCGGCAGCCCCCGCAGCCACGCGAGCGCGTCCGCACACTCCACCCCCCACCGGGCACCCCCGGCGAGGACGAGGGCGGGCGAGGGGATGGCCGGCAGCCCGTCGCCCATCACGGCACCTCCGTGGCCAACGTCAGGCGGACCCCGGCGGCGCCGCCGGGCGACTGGTCGTAGACCACCCGCAGCGGCGAGCCCGCCTTGTCGTCAATCCCGAAGAACATACACACCGTGTCCAGCACGAATTTGCAGCTCGCCGGCAGGTTGTCCGCCGGGTCGAGGCCGCGGCCCCCGAGACGGGTTAAACTGACGACCAACCGCCGCCCGCCGTGGTGAACGTCACACGCCAACGGTGCCAGGTGGCTCAGACACGGCCCAAGGGCCCTTGACACCGCCCGCCGCTCGTGCCCGGCGCGGCCAATCTTGGCCTTGCTGCCCCGCGCGTTGTCGCCCGCGACGACGCGGAGGGGGATGACCCACGTGGGGCCGGAGGGGTCGAAGGACGGGACGACGAGCGAAGCCCGCTCGGTCGGCCCCTTCGGCTCCGGGTGGCCCGCCTGCGGCAGGATGAGGCCGCGGCGGATGGCCTCTTGAATCGCCGGATGCGACTCGGGTATCCCCACGGTCAGCCCCCTCCGAGTGAAGTCGCGATGAGTTTCCGCCACCCCTCGGCCGTCGCCCGCGGCACCTCCACGAGTACGCCGGCCTTCGTCCGGTTCTCGTCCGTGTCCTGCGACTCATACAACCACAGGGCCGCGCTCAGTTCTTGCAGCAGCGCCACGGCCAGCCCCGGGTCTTCCTGAACCCGCCGGACGAACGACCCCGGCGCCCCGTGGGCAAGCACGCTGACAGTGTTCATCTCACTCCCCTCCCAACAGCCACCAGAGGCGGTTCCAGATTCGACGCATGACCGGACCTCCTACGCCGCGTCCCCCGGGAGTCCCCCGTACACCGTCTCCGGCGGCCAGCCCCACGCGGCGAAGCACGCGGGGCAGTAGCACTCGCGTTCCTTCCGCTGCCCGGCCAGCACGCGGGTCAGCCGCACCCGCCACCCGTCCCGGGCCAGCCCCTGCCGCCGGTCCGCCTGCCGGCCGCACCCCCAGCACACCGGCACCGCGGGCGGCGACTTCGGGGCGTGCTTGCTGGTGGACGGGTACAGGGCCTTCACCCCCGGCGTGTAGTAGCAGCTCCAGCACAGCCCACGCGGCCGGTTCACCTTGTCCCCGCCGCAGTGCCGGCACGCCTTCGCCGTCTCCAAAACGGTCCCCACTGCGCAATCCCCCCGTCTCGCCCCCAGCCCGCCCTATCCGTTTCC